GGACGATCTCCGCTCGGCGGACGTGGGAAACCACGTTACGGACGCTCGATCCTGTGTTTTGAATGCAACAGGAAGGTGACGGCTATGACTGAAGTCAAGTCCATCAACGTGTCCGCAAGGTTGAGTGCCGCGGGTTTGCCACCCACGGTAGTCGCAGAATTGGTGCGTGTGGTCGACCGTTGGACCGAGGCCAGCAAGCCTGAATGGGTTGTTGGCCGTTTGAAGTCCTTGAAAGTCGACTTTGTCAGGCGTCTCGCTGGGAAACCACCGTTGGGTGATTACGCCAAGAGGCCGTCAGGTGTCCCGAAAGGGATCTTTGGCTACCTATTCACGCTTGGTGATTCTGCAATTCGCAAGAGGAGCAGACGTAAACTCAACGCGGTGTGGAATGCGTTAATCCTCTACACTCGGTATGAGAGCCGGGTGGTTACGAGGTCGCAGTGGAAGAAATTCTCGACTGCAGTAAGACGGGATCCACCTCGTGAGGGTGAACTAGCCAATGCAGCTGAGTGCGTTGAATTCGGGATCAGGTCGTTACCTGCTCCACCGGCGTACTCGGGGACTCCCAAGTCCATTCTACTCGTAGAACCACGCGAAGGAAAACGGATGCCTACTATCCGTAGGGAAACTGTACCGGAGCGCGAGATGCTGAACCAGGCAGAAATGTTCTGGTACCAGAATGGTCCTCTTACCAAGGACATCTGGGTTGACTGTCTGCGGCACGTCCTGAAAGGGACCCCGTGGGCGGAACCATCTCGGAGTCATACCTTCCGGAAGAGCCTGGGACAAGGTACCCGGTTCTACTCAGGTATGATTGGGCTCATCCAAGAGCCCGGTTACAAGCTGCGAGCTGTGGCGAACCCGAATAGGGTCGTGCAGCTGGCCTTGCAGCCTCTAGGTAGGCAATTGTTTGCGTGGCTTAAACGTATTCCACAGGACTGCACTTTTAACCAGCACATGGGTATATATGCAGTTCAGAACGTCATCAGTCAGGGAATTAATGTGCATTCCCTCGATCTGTCTAATGCGACAGACCGGTTTCCTTATCGGCTGATGGAGCTGGTCCTTGACAAGGCCAGTCCGAAGAAGGGGTCGCGAGACCTCCTCTGGTGGGCCTCCCGGGGAGATTGGTACCTCCCGGCGCGCTCTAGCGTTGCGAAAGCCGTGAAGCTCAAGTGGAGTACGGGGACGCCTTTAGGTCTGTTCCCATGTTTTGCATTGTTCGCCCTAGCACACCACGCCCTCGTGAGGGGGCTTTGTGTTAGGCTGGGGCGTCGGGACTTCCCTTACCGGATCCTTGGTGACGACATCGTCATTTGGGATGACTCGGTAGCGGAAGAGTATCAGCGTATGATGGCTGATCTCGGTTGCCCGATTGCCATGGAGAAGTCACTCGATTCACCGCGTGTGGCTGAGTTCGCTGGAAGAGTAATCCTTGCGGATGTTATCCTCCATGGTCAGAAGTACAGGGAGGGGAGTAACGACAACTCCTTCCTCGAAACTGTTAAAAGTCTCGGGCCTCGATCCATCCGTGTACTGCCTTCTAAGCAAAGGCGTGTTGCGAAACACATCGCGGAGTTAATACCTCCCGTTGGATTCGGATGGAACCCTGAGGGGAAGTCGTTCGAGTGGCGCCTAGTGCGTACCCTTGCGTGGCAGGTTGCCACGCCTACGAAAGTAGAGCGAACGAAGATCGCCCAGACCACGAGAATAACGCGGGCATGGTACGAGAGTAACATGTCCACGCAACACTCGGTTGCGACGGGCGTTTGGTCTTACGACCTTAACCCGCTTGATGCCGCTCAGGCACCAAGTAGCTCTGTAGGTTTTACATGGGGATTGCGTCCTCATGAGCTCAGCGGTAACGTTGAGCGTATCCTTGCAATGGACTGGTCAGCAATGGCTGGGCCCAAGGCAGAGCTGAAAGGGATTCGTGAGTGGATGAGAGTAGTGAAAAGGAGTACTTCCTGGCACTACCCCGAGCATCCTTTCAATAAGCCGCTGGTACAAAGCCTGGATAGGCGTCGTAAAGCAGCTCTCGAGATCGAGTCATCGGTAGAGAGAGTTCTCTTTCCGACAACGGTGCTAATAACACCGAGTCCATCGCCTTGAGCCAATTCTCTTAGCTTAG